GTAAACACAAACCACAGGAGGAATAATGGTTACTATCAGATGGATGTTACAACCAGTAAGAAGATGTTGTAAAGGCTCTTAACTCAAACCCCTCTCACCAAAAATGAGAGGGGTTCTTACTTCAGTTATTAAAAAAGAATAGTCATCTCACTCTTATCAGCTTCATACAGAGCACCCGAAGAGATCTTCCCTTGATATAGGAAGAAAACCTTTGGGCACTTTGTTGTTTGTCCTTCAAGGAAATCATCGAAGTCACTTACAGTTTCTGTTTCATCCTCAGTCTTGTGAAGAACAAAAAGAAACTCCCCATCTTCTGTCAGCCACTTACCTCCTTCTTTGAAGACTTGAATCTGACAATCTTTTCTCATGTCATACTCCATCACTCAACCCCTTCCTCTTCAAAGTTGTAGATAAGGTTATCTACTTTGTTGGATAGAATCTTCATCACCTGTTCATAGGTAAGGTTGTTCTTATCCATAATGTCTTGGACACAATCCTTTCGTACCAAGATAGTGTAGTCGTTGTTGTATGTAGCAGTAGTCATCACTCACCTCCTTCAAGTTTGTAGTATTCTTCGCTCTCATTGAAGTCAGTAATACTTTCGTAACACTCGCCTTCAATCATACCCATTTCCTCACACCAGTTACTAAGCCACTCACCCAGCGGGCAGTCAATAGGTTCCTTAGTGCCTTCCTCGATATCAATAAAGTAAATCATCACTCACCTCCTTCGTAGTAAATGTGTCCCCAAGCATCAGCAGTTTCCCAGTAGAAGTCAACACCTTCTTCCTCCCAGTCACCGCTGTAGTTCTCTTGTGGATCACAAGGCTCATACCCACCAGTCCACTCGCCGTCTTCATAGACAGCAATAACCCACTCACCTTCCATCACTCACCTCCTTCAATGTTAAAAGTAAATCCGTAGGTATCACCTCGCTTGTCCTCACAGTTACCAACTACTTCGTTATCCCAAACCTCGTAGTCAGTAACCTCTTCGTGTCCTCGACCATCCCAAGTATGAGACATATCCTCGTCAGCATAAAAGAATGTATCAGTAGTTGAGCCAAGAGACTTGGCAAGTTCTGCGATAGTCATCAGTTACCTCCTTCCATCCACTGAGGAGTGCCAAGACCCTCAATAGTCCAGTCCATATGCTTTTCCCACGGCAGCATTACCGTAGTTGTAATGTCCCACTTGAACCAGTCAGGGTGCTTATGAATATCCTTAATGTTTTCTCTGGCAATCAGAACCTTGTCGTCCTTCCTGCGAACAGCGACAACCTTCTTACCAGTCTCAGGCATAATCGTAACTCCGAGTTCAACTTGCATTACTCACTCCAGTTGTTGTTGTTGGGGCGGGGGCGCATCCCCCTCTCACACCTATAATCTATCCGGTCTGTTGCCAGTTGGCAACGGTCAATGACATCTGGTGACATCTACTTGACCAATCCTGTATCAGTAGGGAGCACCTCCAATGCCAGCAAAGAAAGCCACAGCCTGCAACAAGCCACGCCGCATCCGTAAGGGTGAGGCTGGGCACGGCAAGAAGAAGAAAGTAGTTACCGCTTGTGCCAAGGGTAAGAAAAAAACTATTAGGTATGGAGACGCAAAGTCGAAGATTAAGAAGTCTAACCCTAAGCGTCGTAAGTCTTTCCGTGCGAGACATAAATGTGATAAGCCCGCAGGGAAAGATAAACTCTCAGCAAGATATTGGAGTTGCAAAGAGTGGTAGGTTAAGACCAGTCACCACAGATAGAGTGAACACTGAAGTCATTGTGAATCTTATTAGCAATCATCGGGTCGTGTGAGTACTTACCGATAACAAGAATGTTGCCACCTTCCTTACGAACAACACGCTGTTCCTTGATAGGGTACTGCCCGTAAGAACTCTTGTGACTACAGGGGTAAAGGTCATGTGTCTTACACACATGGTCAAAGGTGACTGCACCAAACTCCTTCCTGTACCAGTTGTGGATAACCTCCGTAGGCACTGGAGAAGTAGGGTGTTCCTTTGCGTTGAGAACAATAGTGCTGAAGAATCCAATGCTGTGACCAATCATAGGAACCATCGCCACGAAGACTTCCTTAGCAAGTCCCTTGCCTTGGTAGTTAGGATGAATAAAGAAGGAAGAGATCCAAACCATACCTTCATCATTATCCAAGAAGGTAATCCTAGCCACACCACCAACGAGGGACAGGTCACGCTCTGACCCCAAGTCTTCGGGCTTCGGCTGCTTGTCCATACTAAGGTAGGGATAAACATTGTAGGCAAGAAGACTGTTGTGGTTGTTGATAACATCTTGCTTGCGATGAATGTTAATCATCAGATGGGTAGTTTCCTCGGGGACCTTAGTAGTAATCCACACACACTCACCGATGCCGGGGATGTCGATGGTTCTGTCCATCAGGTTCTCACCCTTCAGGCTGATGGTCTGCAACTGCTTGTAGTTGATCTGGGTCATGGTCTCTCCGGGGTGGTCAGTGTGAGAGGAGCACATCTCCCTCTCACCCCTATAATATAACCGGTCACCAGCCAAAAGTCCAGAGTGTGTTGGTGCGTGAAGACATCTGTTGACACACGCCTGACCTACCGAGAGCACAAAGAAAGTAAAACAAAAGATAGAAATAACTTGACAAATGATTGCCTTTTCTATTACTATAGACTAGTTACTAGCAGGAGGGTTAAGAATGACCACTAAACCAGATAGCAAATACAACAACAAACCTAGTAAGCAGTTGTCCAGAAAAAGAAGAATAAAGAAATCAGACTGGAGGTATGTACCCTATATCCCAGAGCTATTAGATACTATCCACAATCACAATCCTGAAGATGAAATGATTGCAAAGATAGATGGTGAATTGATAAGAGAGAAACCTTCATTCGATTACCATGAAGTACTAGAAGCCTACCTACCAGAAGCTGCCGCAGAAGTAGTTGATATGCACATCGGTCAAGGTAAAACATTCCAAGAGATTGGTGACTACCTTGGTACAAGCAGACAGTATGCTAATCAGGTTTACCACAAGGCGCTCAAACAACTGCGCCCACACCTAACCAACCTTAACCTACCCACACATAAACCACTCGACAGTAAGGTAGAACTTAATCTTTTTTTAAGAACTACCTCTATCACTAAAACTTTTATTGGAGAAGAATAATGGGCTACAGAGGCGGAAGAACACACCTTACTAAGAGAGACAAGACACTCCGTAAGGCAGTGAAGGATAAAGATATCAAGATTCTCTTATGGCAGTTAGTACAAGATTGCTTTGAGGATCTAGAGATTGGTGAAGAACCAAGGCACGGTGAACAGCTTATGAAGTTCGCCATCCAACAACTTGCTTTGCTTGAGAGCAAAACAAAAAAAGATACTAAGGGAGATACTCTTAAGATAGAGAAACTGAAAGAGTGGCTCGACGAATAAGATATAAGGAACACTATCAGCCTTACCCAGAAGAGATAGTACAAGACATAATGTTTATAACAACAAAGGAAAACAACAACATGCAAAACTTACTACAACACCCCACACATACTGATCACTATTACGATGTAACAGATAGAACTATTCTTCGTATCCGTGTACTTAAGTCAGGCAAACAGAAGGTCACAGTAAAGAGCCTTACAAATAACTCAAATGGTTACAAGTCTTTCAAAATTCACACAGGAAAGAATAAATATAAGTTTTATTCAGCGCATCGCTTTATTGGAGAATGCTGTGCTGGTCGTGTGTTAGGTAGTGATGAACACCTCGATCATATAGACCAAGACAAGCATAATAATGCGTTGTCCAATCTTAGGATTGTTGGACGTTCAGCCAACCGTCTCAATTCTGATACAGCAAAAGGCTACTATCCCACAAAAGGAATGCGCTATCAGTGCTGGTTCCGTTCAGTTTATCAGGGCACATTCGATACAGAAGAGGAAGCAAGCGAACTCTATCAAACACTCAAGGCTGCGGCATTAGCAGTAGAACTTGATGGCGTTCACACACTTCAACAGATGATTACAGAGGTAGCATAAGGTTATGGGTCGCAAGTTATCAAACAATAAAACTATGCAAAAGAAGTTACGCAAGATACTTGCTGACCCTTCCTTGTTCATCCAGAGATTAAAGATCAAAAACAAAAAGGGTAGGCTGGTCAAGTTCAAACTAAACGATGAACAGATCCAAATGCTTGATGCTTTCACTAATGAAGACTTACAACATCTTCACATGATTATCCTGAAGGCAAGACAGATTGGTTCATCAACACTTGTATCAGCTTACCTCTTTTGGAAATGGTTTACTTCCAAGGAGCCTATCACTATTGCTATCTTGTCTCACAAGCTTGCCAGTAGTAAGCACATCCTTGAGATGTGGTTTCGTTTCTATGACAATCTTCCCCCCGGTCTTGCTCCTGAGTTAGAAGTTCGTAACACTACATGCATGAGACTTCCATCAGGTGCTGAGGTTATCGCTGTATCTGCTGAAGGCAAGGGAGGCTTACGTTCTTTCTCAGCTAACTACATTCATCTATCAGAGTATGCGTTCGCTCCTAATGCAGATGAACTGAAGGCTACTGCTATTGCTTCACTTAACGAAGGCAGGTTGTTTCAGGAATCTACTGCTAATGTATTTGGTGACCCACATCATGTAGATATCTTGAAGGCACAAAGAGGTGAGGCAGGATTGCATCTACTATTCTTCCCTTGGTCACAGCATAGGGAATACAAGATGAATCAGAGAGCTACCAACAATTGGTCTGATGAAGAGTTAGAGATCAAAGAAGCATATGACTTAACCTTCCCACAATTGTACTGGCGACGTATGAAGGTACAACAGCTTGGCTACCAGAAGTTCCGCCGAGAAAATCCAATGACAATTGATGAAGCATACGCTGGTGCAAGTAGTGCTTACTTCGACGCAGAGTGCTTTGCCTACTCTCAGAAAATATCTATTGAGCCACAGGATGATTATATTAATTACTTCGGTGAGCCCCACAAAGAGACCAGCTATGCCATCGGTGTCGATGTAGGTGCAGGTGGTGGTGGTGACCCTTCTGTCATCTTTGTAATGGACAAGACGACTTATGAACCAGTAGCTATATGGAGTAGCAACAAGACATCAATCATAGATACAGCAGATAGATTGCTACACTTAGCAGCCGAGTACAATGAAGCAAGAATCCTTATCGAAGAGAATAGCATTGGTGCTGCACTAATCAATGAGGTAAGGAACAGAGGCTACACTAATCTATGGAAGAATCCACAGAACGATAAAGACTGGAACACCAACGTAAGAACAAAGATGATTATGTTTGAGGAACTGAAGGAAGCTCTACGAGAAGGAGTCATTACCAACTTAGACATACTTACCACAGCAGAGCTACGAGCTTACTTCCTAAATGATAAGAGCAGGATTGATTACCCTAAGAACCTACCTACTCACGGTGACCGCGTAGTTGCTATGGCTCTGTGCCTTCAGTGTTTAAAGCAAGTAAGTCTACCAAAGGTTCTCAATCTACCTCACTGGGTAAGAGGACAGAGAGCACAGCGTATTGCAGCACAACATTCATTCCACGGTAAAAGGAGATACTAATGGACAATTGGAAATCAGGAGAGCTATTACAGGACAAGAGGTCTAAGGAACTATACATCTTCCTTGGTACTGCAACAGAAGAAGATCACAGGAAGTATAGACATCCAGTTGATTTAGTCTTTGATCATAAAGAGAGGATGTATAGTGATGACTGGTTACTATGGTCTAACAAACAAAGCAAGTTTATCTTTATGAGCAAGAAGGTAAGTCATCTGTATCTTCAGCAACTTGACACCGCCACTACTAATGATACGGAGATTAATTAACTATGGCTAAGACTGAACAAGATATCATCGGGCTAATCTATACTTGCCTGACTGACCACAAAGAGAACTGGGGTAATAAGCAAGAGGACATGAGACGATTGCGCTCTGCTTATCTTACTAAGTTCTTTGAAGACGTTGAGTATGATAGCTCAACCATTAGGGTTGAGACTTCAGATGCTTATACATTTATTGAATCTTACATTGCCAGTCTCTTTGAGAAGAGCCCAGCAGTAGAAGTAGATAGCATGAAGACCCAGCAAGATAATGTAGAGCTTGCACGGGCATCAGTTAATAGCTGGTTAGAGGGCAACAGGAAAGCTCTGGAGAACGGTAGCCGCCTTGCCCTTATCTACCCCATGTCATTCTTCAAGGTCTCTCCTGTGGAAAGTGAGGACCCTCTACAGCGTGTTCGTATTAGAGCACTTGAACCATGGCAGGTAATCTTAGATAGAGATGCTGACCTATGGGAAGAGCAGCGTTACTGCGGTCATCACTATTACATTCCACTACAAGAAGCAAAGCAGAGATATGGCAACAAGCGATTCACTCCTGTTAGCAAACCTAATTACTTCCAAGACTGGGATGGCACAGTAGTAGATAGAACCAAAGCTCTACCAGATGAATACCAGTACATTGAAGTTGTAGAGTTCTATGACCTTGTAGATGATAAGCTCTATGTGTTCTCACCTAACTGGAAAGATGGAGGTTTACTTGAGAAGAGACAGATTCCCCTGCGGAAGTATGACGGATCTCCACTTGTTCCTATTGTTGGTCTTTATTATAGTCGTGTGCCTGATAAGCCTATGGATGGATACAGCACACTTGCCCGAGTATATGACCAGATTTTTGAGAAGAATATAATCCGTACCTTCTGGGCTAATGCTATCCGTAGAGATAGTAGACAGTACATTGTTAAAGAAGGAGCAATGGATGAAGAAGCTTTGGCTAAGATTACAGCAGGTGTTGATGGAGCTATCATTCCTGTTGATAATGAAAGTCTTGACGGCATCATTCGTGAAGTCCCTGTTACTCCCCTTAGTACTAACTTTGATCGTTATCTACAAATGGTTGAATCTGATATCCAGAGAGGTTCTATCATCTCTCCCAACACCAAG